AAGCTCCACCATTTCCAGGGTAAGAACCACTGTAGAAAGTTGTTGTTTGTTGTGAACCGTATTGTACAATACCTTTACCATATTTTTGAGTAACAACTCTAAATAATAAGTCACCTGAACCCATTCCTGAGAACGCACCTGTAGATACAGCATTAACTCTTAAATCAGAAAGGAATGATTCGTTGTCCATTTCTTGCCCATCAGGTCCGATTAATTTACCAGCACCTGCAGAAGAGAATCCTGACATTACGATTAATGCCTTTCTATAAACAGGACCACCATCAGCACCTGTACCAGCAACTGTACCACCAGTTAAAGTGTAAGCGGCAGGTACCATGTTTCCACTTGACCATGCAACTGTAGTCGCATTTTTAGTGATAGCAGAGAACGCACCTTTTGAATAATCAAAAAGTCCTGCTGGATCTAATCCTGGTTCAGTACCTTCGTAAAATCTATCATAAAGATTTTTATCATTTGCTCCGTAACCTGCTTGTGCTTGTGCAACAGTTGGTCCACCATCAGAACCAATAGGTCCGTAATGAATACCTCCACCATCAGCGTTTGTACCACCTACTTGGTAAGATTGAATTTTAGGTACAAAGTAGAACAATTTACCGATAGGTAAGTTCATTGCTTGTACAGAAACTAAATCATTAGCCAATAATTTAGAGAATACACGTCTAACGATAGGAAAAACTACAGTTTCGAATGAACCTGAACTATCTGTTGATGCTGCTTCGTTAATTAAGTGAGACGCTTGGTTTTCATATAATTGTGCCATGTTCTCTTTAACGTGACCTTTAAGTCCGTCTAGGAATCCTAATCTATCCCATTTGTTAATTGTATCTTCTTTGATAACTTTCAAGTGTTTCAACCCGATGTTACCAACAAGACCTGATTCTAATAATGCTCCCATTTTTATTTTTTTTTAATTTGAGTTTATTTGTTTATTTTTAATTTATTTTTGTCATCAAATCCTTCATTCTCATGAATTGAGGATTTTCGTACGTTTTACTTTCAATCAAATTAGATGCTGATCCGGTTTGTGGTGTTTTAGTAACTTTTCTTTGAATAGATTCGGTAACTACTTCACTCGACGTTCCTTTTCCGTCTAATTCTTTTTTGATTGATTGGTAAAGATTTTTTGATTCCTTCAAAGAATCAACAGTGTCGAATCTTCTAAGAATGTTTAATTTTTCTTGTTTTGTTGTTGAATTTTCAGTAAACAATCTTGTTGAATAAGCCAAGTTAGCGTTGAAAACGGCAACTTCGTTTAATTTTGTTCTAAAGAAATCTAAAGCCTTTTTATATTCTTCATTTTTCTCTTTTAACAAATTAATTTCTTTATTAACAGATTCTTTTCTTAATTGACTTGGTGCAGCAACTCTGTCTCTTTCAGCTCTTCTTCTATATGTCATAGTTCTTGATGCTTCAGTAGTTTCAGGTGTGTCAACCATACCTTCAGTAGTCTCTTCTTCCCACTTATTGAATTCTTCCTCTTCCATTTCTGTTTCGGTAACTCCGTGTTTGATTGAAGGATACTTGAATTTTGGTCCTTTCCCAGTTTTTTCAGATTTTTTTCCATTAGACATACTGTCTTTGAACCCTTTAACATTAACAGATGTTTTAGTCATACCGTTACCAACTTTACCCATTCCAACACCTTTTGCTTTAAAAGATTCCATAACAGATTCAAGTTCGTTAACGTCCAACTCATAAACATTTTCTTCTTCGTCAAAATTAAGTTCATCGATTTTGAATCTACCGAAAACGTTTTCGTTAGTTTCTTCCTCTTGTTCGTCTAAGTCTTCCTCATCCTCGTCTTCATCGTAATCAAAACTCAACTCATACAAAACGTCTTCATTCATTTGATCACCCATAAAATCTTGAGTATTTGTTTCGTTCGCTCCCGTTCTAATGATGTATTCATTTTCACCATCTTTAAGATAAATATCATCTTGATCTTTGGCTACGATAATACCATCTTGATCACCCATTGCTCTGAATACTTTAAGTACATCAGACATAGGTGCTTGTGTCATATCCAACGGAGGCATTTCTTCATTATCACCTTCATCTGACATGTTAAAATCGTCAATCATTGGTTCCTCGTCTTCAAGATTTACATCCGTATCCTCTGGTTCCAATTCAGGTTCTACTACGTCAACTTCATCTTCTACATCCACCTCTAATTCGGGGTCTTGTTTTTCTTGTTCACGTAATTTTGTTTTTTTAGAACCAACAAGTGATTCTCTAACTAATTCACTGATTTCTTCCTTCATCGTAGAAGCAAGTATTCCTTTTGCATTTTCACTAATAGCGTCTTCAACTGCTTTTATTTGTAATAAAGCACTCTCCACTATCGATTTGTTATTTTCAGTATTCATTTAAAAAGCAATACGTTAATCGTTTATTTACAAAATAAATATATCGTTATATTAAAAAAGTTCGTATTTTTACCAAAACAAGGTGTTTTTTTTTAATGACATAAAAAAAGGGGACACGTTAATGTCCCCAAATTTATTTTATAAAATATCAATTTTTATTAATTTCTTCCTTGGTTTATTATAACCATATTGTATAAAAATTCACTAATATTTTTTGAACCTCTAATATTGTTCATCGATAATTGATTTCTAAACATTGATATCATTTGTTCTAACATCCCTAATGTAACCTTGTCGTAACCTTTCCGAGTGTCAGAAGGGTTTAATTTGATTAGTCCTCTTCTTTGTAGGTTATTCATTTTTCTAACCGCAAACTCATCAGCAACGTTTTCAACCGACATCATAAATTTAGCGGCATCTTTTATATCTATTTCATTGTTATATAACTCAAGCATTTTTTCTTGTCCATATTTTTTGAACTGATATTGGTGAGCCATTTCATGAAATAAAATAAATAAAAATCTACCTAATGAATAATTTAAAGTTGACGGATTAATTACTAACCTATCACCTAACGATAATCCGTCACCCATTCTCATAGGTTCAAAAGTAATATTTTTACACTCAGAATTTTTTATCGTACTTATAATTTCATTTTTTATTTCGTCTGAAATGCGATACCTTTCCACAACTCTTTGAATAAACTCACTTTCGCCCTGTGATTGTTCATTAACAATGTGTTTAATAATTCTTGTTAGATCGGATTCAGTAAGTCTAATGGTTTTTTTCATTTTTTTACATATAAATATAGGTAAAAAAAAAAGGATACGATTCCGTACCCTTTTTTTTGGTTAAATAAATTTTATTTATTCAAAAACCTCATCAATTTTACTTTCAACAATTGCCGTAATCCTCCAAGGTAATGTGTATGCTTGGTAAGCCTCAGTAACTTTAGCTTCAACATCAGTTGGTGAGTATGCTTTCACTAACTTTTCCTCTTTCATTTTCTTAACTTTACCTGAATTTTCATCAACCATGTCGGTAGTTACTCTTGCAACAAAATACTTTTCATCCATAACTTATTTTTTTATTTACCTAAATAATCGGATAATCTTTTCATTAAGTCAACTGATTTAGATAAACCGTTGGAGTTATTTATATCCTCATGTTCGGTTAATTTTTCTTCGTATTTTGTTCTATCGTCTTTATTCAAGTATAGGTAAGCTCCTGGCGTAGATGGGGAAGAAACTAAATCAAAACAAATTAATTCAAAATCATCTTGTACCTCGTTTTGTTCACCCTTTTTTACTAAAGATCCAACACCTCTTGATGATACACCCATAGTAACACCTTGTCTCATCATATTTGCTGCAACATCTCCTTTTGATGAAACAATACCTCTTTCGTGAAAGCCTGGCGTAGTTAACAATTGAATTTTACCCATTAATACGTTACCTTCCCACCATACTTCAGTTATTGAATGGGATACTCTATCTAAATCAATAAGTGAGGATTCGGGGTGGTTAAGTTCGGAAATCGCCATTCCTCGATTAATCATTTCTTTATATTTTTCCGCTTCTCTTTTTAGAAGTTTTTCGGGGTAAACTCTACCGTTTCTGTTTGGTACTCCGTACTTTTGTAATGTTGCATAAAACACAAATGGTTTTGAATGGTCTAATTGCCCGTAAGATTCTTTTATTACTAAATTATTTCTTGTGTCGTTAGGGTTTATTATTCCCGCATCCCACTCAACTAAAATTCCTTTTCCTGTATCATTAGGTCCTAATATTTTCATATTGTTTTTTAAGATAAATATTAGATACTTGTAGTTTCTTTCATTTTAGTCTTACTTAATGCAAAATACTTTGAATTTTTTAAATCGTCTTTATATATTGCCTGTAAAATATTTTTAATTTTACTTCTTAAAAGTAATGATTTAAAATCTGTTGTTTTATCGTTAACAAATAGTGTTATTTCTAAATTTAAAAAACTCTTTTTATTCTTTTGTATACCGCTGGTTCTTAAATCTAAATCAACAATTTGTTTTCTTTCAAAAGTCGCCCTATCCACCACCTCTAAAAGGGTATGTAACATTTGTCTTTTAATTTCACCAATAATTCTATCCCACCTCTCAAAATCGTCTGTTGGCTCCACCCACGTTTGTAACACTAAATAAATTGATTTTAACTCTTTAGAGTCAACTGTACCGTAGTAACATTTTGCATCATCAAAAAGATTTAATTTTGATGTTTTTCCTTTTTTCATTTTTCATAACTTAATCGTTTATTGTTTAGTTAAGTATAAAAAAACTTTTATCGGTTGTCAAAATTATAAAAAAAATGTCTTATAAACACAAAAACCCCCCATTAATAGGGGGGTTTAATTAAAAATACTCAACAGATTAATCTTTATTCTCCTCTGATTTTTTACCAAATATTTTTTCAGTCGATGTTAATCCTAAACACCCAAATGCTAACATTGCCACTGCGTTTACTAATGTATCTGATGGTTTAATGTCTCCGTGTGAATAACTATTAATATATAATGTTGCACAAAGAGAAACTCCACATAAGATACCGATAAAACGTTTAGATGATGAGTTACCGTTTGAATCTTTAAATAATCCTCCAATACCTAACCAAAATTTTTTCATAGTCCCAAATTTAATTTTCTTAGTTTATGTAAATTATAATGGTCTACTTTAGACTCATTAATTTTTTTAATTGTGTTTTCTATTGTCTTAACTAACTCAGAGTCTTTAGACTCATTTATAGTTCCTTTTAATCCTTTAATAACACTCTCTTTAAGTTCCCCCATTTCTGTTTTCACTTCATCAAGAGTTAAAGTTAAAATTGAGTTTAATTCTTTCCTATCGGATTCGTTTAAACTTGAAAATTCATTCTTTAAAGTTTCATTTGCAATTTTAACCATTGACGATATTGGTAAGTTACTTGTATGACAAGACTCGTTTAATTTCTTAGATTCTGAAATTAATGTTTTTTTAATTTTATTTTTAGATTCTAAAACTGACTCTAAATTCTTAATTGAAGAACTGTACACCGTATTATCGATGTCCTTGTAGTTATTAGTATCTTCTAAAACAATAGAAGAAATCCAACTACTAATTTTATTTAAAGTTTTCTTATTACTTTCTATTAATATTTGGGAATACTCTATAGACTCATTAACGTAATCGTCAACAATATCGTTTTTCATCCCTTTTTCTTTAGAAAGTTCGTCATATATAAAATAAAGTTCAGATACGTCCTTATTTTCCAAAACAATATTTCTAAATTGGTTTAGAAAACTTTTAAATTCTGTGGTTCCATATAATGATACGGATGCGTTTTCTATTTTTGTTTTTATACTACCGAATGTGTTCATATAGGTTTTAATATATAAATATTACTTATCTATTAAATCTTTCAATTTTTTGTCGATCATACCTAAAGAAATTCTACCTTTAGATAAATCCATATAATCTGAACCCGTAATTAATGTCTCTTCTAAGATTAAATCCAAATCATTTCTAACCAATCTTTCCGGAGTTAAACCACCTTCAGGTGGTGGTGGAGCCCCTCCACCTAGTGCAGAACCCCCTCCCATATCAGGTGGAGCACCACCTCCCATATCAGGTGGAGCACCACCCTCTTCTGGAGGTGTTGTTGACGTATCTGCCACGTTCTTATTACCATAAAGGTTATCGATATTATCGAACAAACCAGTTTTAGTAATAACTTCTGCAGTTTTAGCCAATTCGGCAGAAACCGCTCTTTCAATTCTTTGTTGTTGTATATCTAATCTTATTTCTTCATCTGAGAATCCAAGAATATGTTTTTTAGCCCAAGACGCAGATACAGGTGCAACACTATTTGCTATTTCAGAAACCGCATCTTTATAAAGTACTATTTTTTCTTTCCATATCTCAAGAGACAATAACTCACCTTGTTTAGATGGGTTGTTTAATGATAATGTGAAGTTTGTTAATTCATCCTCAAACCCCAATAGGAATAAATGAATTATTGCTATTTTATTTAACTCAGCCAACATAGATTTTTGAATTCTATTGATTGTTCTTGCAAATCGAATATCAAGTAAGGATAAATTTTTACCGTCACCAACAGCCTCTTCAAATCCTAAATACGCCTTAGGTATTCTTAACGCCGTTACCAACTTTTTTTGGATATATTCTATATCAGCAATTTCCGCTAAGTTAGTCCCCCCTGGAAGTGTTTCTATTGGGTTTGTTGCTGACGCATCTCTAACAGGAATAAAGTAATCCTGATCAACAGCCATTTGGTTGTATCTCATATCCACATTACCTGTTTTGTTATCAACAATTTGGTCTCTTTTAAATTTGTTTGCAACTTTTTGTACGTATGGATCAACATCTTTATCGTCCATGTTACCAACAAAAACTTTAAAAACCCTTCTTTCAGGTGCCCTTGAAACCCTATAGATTAACATGGCATCTTCAGATAATAATAGTTGTTTCCAAATACGACGAGCCTTTTCTAACATAGAAGTACCGTAAGGTAGTTTTCTATCGTCACCCAATAATCTAAAATGTCCAACCTCCCACGTATTAAATTCCATATTCTTCTCTTTCCATACGAATTTTAATGCATCATTTTCGGTTTCTTGAGAGTACTTATCAGGATGAAATCTCATCCCTTTCTCAAGCCTCTCAATTTGAATGTTTGGTAACTGTTGGCACCCTACAACACCTTTATCAGGATCCAATTTTAAATAAACAAAGTTATCACCAAATTTACAGGTGTTTCTTGTCCACATAGGTAAATTTGTATTAATATCTAATTTTGTAACAAACAAATCAGTTAATACTTGTTTTATTCTTTTTGACTCTGAAAATATTTTAATAATGTGTCCGTCTTGATCGGGGGTTGTTGATTCTTCAGCATAAATGTCAAGTGCTGCCGAAATTTCAGGGGTGTATTCCATACTTTCGTAATCGTAATATGATGCCATTCTGGTTGGCTCATAATAAACCGCCTGTTGGTATAAGTTACTTTCAACTTTCTGCCATTGTTTACCGATATATACTGTTTGTTGTGCCTGTAATTTCTCAGTTTCAAATTCTTGCTTATTTGTTGTTTTTAATAATTCCTTTTTATCGAATTTAAATACAGGTGCTTGTTGATCTAAAGTTGCGTTTGGTCCGAAGACTTTACCTAACCTTTGCCAAACCGTATATTTTTCTTGTGCCATAATTGTTTTTTTTTAAAAGTAGTATTGAAAATTAAAAATTAAACTCTTCTATTTCCGAATAACCATAAATACTGTTCATAATCACTTTTAGTTAAGGTGTTTCTTTCTTGACCATAACTACCGTATGTTGATACTGGAATTCCTGGATTAAAGTTTTGGTGTGAGTCCGCAAATACTTTAGTGTCTGTTGTCCATGATTCAATCATTGCTTTGGCTTGATCTGTCGCCTTTTCTAATTTAGAAAAAGACGTTTCACTAACATAAATAGCCATAGCCATAGCCATAATTAAATCGTCGTGTTGTCCTTTTTGGTGATCAGGTCTACCATTAACATAAACAAATGTGTTTAATTCATTAAAGAGTCTTTGAGATCTAACCTTAAAATCGTGTCTAAGACATTCTTCAAAAGATGCTACTATTTGTACACGTTTAGAATTAAAGTTAATTCCAGGAATTTTATCATTTGCTTTTGTTCCC